ACAAACATCATTATTTCAACATTAAAAAGGAATGATCCGAAAATAGCTCACTTCACGAAAAATATTAATTTAACAAAAGAAAAAATGAGAAGAGATGATATTGAAAAAGCAGCAACCCAACATGCTAATATGATAGGTTGGGATCATGATCCGGAGGAAACAAGAGGACTGTTTGCCTATTCATTCGAGAAAGGTGCAGAATGGCGCATCAACTCGGTGTGGCACAAACCATGTGACATAGCTGAACCGGGAAAGGATTGTTTGGTTGAACACATGGATGGAGACGGAAATGTCTGCATTTGTATTGATTGGCGTTCTGAATATGAATGGGTAAAAGCTTGCCATTACGACAAGATTTTGCGTTGGGCATACATCGATGATTTATTACCTAATTAGGAGGACTGATAATGGCTAAATATAGATACGGACTATATGAAAACTTCTTCGGTGATCAGTGGTATCAAGTGCAGGTTAAACGATTGGGCATTTGGTGGGACGATGAATCATTTTCTACGGAAAAAGGTATGATGAAATACGTCGAACAATTAAGAAAGCAAGGACATATTTTAAAAAAACATGAAGGAAACGCATACTATAAAGACGAACCTAAAAGGTTTGAAGAAGTGGGCTTGGCGTAAAAACTTAACAGGCTTTTTCTCCGTAAAAGGGAAAGAGCTTTCTGACGCGCAAGTAAGAAAGATGGTTGACTGGGCTATCGCTAAAGGATATGAGTACGATGCCGACATCCCGGTAGATGAAGTGATTGAATTGCTAAATATAAAAAGCTGAGCCGGAATAGCTCAAATCACGAAAGAATTTAACAAAAGGAATAATATGGAAAGAGAAGATATTGAAAGAGCAGCAGACATATACGCAAATGAAAATCGTAATCGTGGAAATAATGTTAAACCATATTCTGTAGTGGATTTTATTTCTGGTGCAGAATGGCGCATCAACAGCGTGTGGCATGATGCAAGAACAGATGTCCCTGAAGTATATTTCCCAGTACTTGTGGAAGATGACTTGGAGGATTTTGAAGTTAGTATGCTAGCATTAGTAGAAGAATGTCCCAAAAATTGGAGGCGTTGGGCATACATCGATGATTTATGCCTAATGAGGAGGACTGAATTATGAAAAGGTTGATTGACGCAATTATAAAGAAATGGTTCTGTTGCCACGAATGGGAATTGATGTGCGAAAGATGGGTAGAATACAATGATACTGATGGAAATGAAAAGGTGTATACCGTGAGACATTATTTCTGTAAAAAGTGCGGAAAATATAAACGAATTGAAGGACATTGAATTATGGATAAGATAAAATGTATCACTTTCGATCCGGCAGCACAGGAGGCTTTGCCAGATCATATTAAGGCAAAAATGAAAGCTGCTCGAGCCAAAGCCCGATTAGAAGCATATCATAAGCAATGTCCTTGTTGGAACAGTCACAACGATAGTTGCTATGATGATAATTGCCCTTGTGATAGAGATTGTGAGTATATGAAAAGTATCAATTTAAAAATAAAAGATTTGAACGAAAGTGAAAGAAAAAGAAATCAAACAGAGACTTCTTGATGAGATATCCGGATGGTTTTGCGAATCTTATTGTTTGTATTACGGCAACAAAGACTATTGCAACACTTGTCCTATCAAGGAAGAAAAGTACTGGCTTGTACGTCCCAAACCTACCGGAGTTAAGAAACGGATGAAAGAAATCCAGTTCTGTGATAACTGCGTGCATTTCTGCCCGATAGAAGAAGGAGAGGAAAACAAACCCAACGAGGAACTATGCGAGTTTAAACGTCCGTTGCGCTTTCGTCTTGGAATAGATGACTATACCGGTGATGACACCGGATTCTTTTGTCCGGGATGTAAAAACTTCAAAAAGAAATTTAGCCTATGATACCCTACAAAACCAGCCGGGATTACTCCCGACTAAAACAACTACTTGATGAAGGAATGGGAATCGTGTGCTTCTCATTGAAAAGTCGGGAATGTGCGCTTGCGAAAAAGCAAACATTCTGCGATGGACAAATGTTCGCCTACTACTTCGGCCGTTTCCATATCTTCAACCATGATTTAGAAATAGCTACATTCGAGAAATTTTGTGATCTATACAACGTCGAGTTTATTGAACCGAATAAACAGATTTAAAGAATCCTTATAAATATACGAATTTACAGTAGGCACATCAGCCTCCTTAGCCGGCACACCTTCTCATTGAAGTTGACCGGCTCGAAGTCAAGGGAGTCAACCAGGCGGTCAATCTCGCGTCTGGCAGACTCCCTTTTTAATTTTCTTATTTCTTTTTTATTCGCTTTACGCATAGCTTTTCCCGTTTATGTTTGCGGCAGCCGCATATAAACAACTGCACATCCTCGTACAACATCCTACCTAAATAACCGGCCAAATACGCTACTTCTTCACCTCCTATAGGCATTTTAAATGCCGTAGCTATATGATCCTCCAAATGGCGGCATTCGTGCTTTAGGGAGTTTAAAAACTCTTCCGGCGAAGAAGTCTTGCTTATGACCATTACAGATTTCCGTAGCTTGTAATTGGAGTACGTGACACCGGTATCAAGTTTGCATGACACCAAATTATTGTAAGCCTCTCTTGCCTTGTCTTTCGGACAATCTATTGATTTCAACAAACCTATGACCTCTTCCGTATAATAGCAGGTGACACGATAAAATATATGCACCTGCCAATCGTACTTCTTTATGTATAGGTCTCTTCTTATCATATTTACATCATTTCATCCCAAATAATAGGCGTTCCAGAACCGATGCAATCAGCGTAGAAACGAGTAAATACAATACCATCGTAAGCATCCGGATCGTCGCAAACGTTCTTCACGTATAAAGCAGCATATTGATCATGGGGAACGGAGGAGCCAAGAAAATCAGCCTTGCACATATTGGCAACATACACATAGTCATAGCCGCCTTTCTTCTTTACATCGACATTATATTTTTTTAGCATTTCATCGATCTGCTCTTTTGTCCAAGGCTGTACCTTTATTTTTTTGCCAGCTCCATCTTCTTTTTCCATCATGGAAATAGCCCAATCACACATAGGCTTAGAAAAATGCCAGCCATATGCGCTTAAATAAGCTTTCATCCCCGAAGGAAAATCATCGTACATATCTAATCTCATATCTTTACTTTTTAAGAAGGGGCACAATGTCCCCTTCTGATTTAACGTCTGCGTCTACGGTATTCCCCGGCATACCGTCCGGTTCCTCTCACACCACGCCTTTCACCGAAGCCTTCTCCGCCGCGTCTCCACATGTCGCGGAAATCATCATCGTCGTCATCGTCATCGTCGCGGAATCCCATACCGCCTTCCATTGCTTTTCTCTTGCCTTCCTTGCAACCAAGCTTATAGGCTTCTTCTATCGCTTCCATCAAGTCTTCGTCTTCATAAGCATCGAACTCTCTGAAAAGCTCTTCAAGTTTTCTATTTGATCCCATAATTATTACTTTTTAGTTGTTTCTTTAGCTCCAAGCTGTTGCATCAATTGCTTGTTTAGCTCCATAAGTTCGGACATATTTTTGCTCATATCAGACATCTGAGCTTTAAGGGTGTTGATCTCCTGTTCTTGACGTTGCTTTTCTGCAAATTCAGGATTGATCATTGTCAACATCTCATCGCAGGATGCTATCACGCTGAGGTCATAGTCCCGACTGTTAACCCTATCCAATCTTTTTTGTTTTATCATGGATATTTCATTGTTCATCGCATCGCGGGAACATGAGACAACAAGATTCCCGTTTTGCCCAAAGTCGGCAATATCACTACCGGAGGGAAGATTCTGAAACGTCGTGTTCTGACCATTAATATTAGCCACAACATCTACGACCATCTCCATCTGAGGTATCTGTCCCATAGGAGCGGGCATAGGATATTTAGGCTTGGGTGCAGAAACGCTTACCACAGAACCAATCTCGATGAAATGTTTGGCTTCCTTATGAAGAATATACAACTGATTATTTACTCGAAGATTTTGAAACATGATTGTTTGATTTTAAAGGAGCGTGGTTATTGCAATTTTTACAACAACCACAAAACTCCATGTTAATTACTACTTGCTTCGTAAAGAAGCCGTTTCTGCTGTAGGAGCCGGAGTCGTTGTCGGTCTATATCCACCATTAACAAGATACAATTCGTTGGTATACTTGTTGTAGTGTATCTCATATATTCCGGTTCCCGCCAAATTTGCAACAGTCACAGGCTCATTGTTATAAGCCAGTAACGGACGAGTATCACCGTTTGTCCCAATCAAAATAGGAAGAGTTGCTGTTGTTCCAGCCGGGATAGCTTGACGGAGATTGACATAGAAACCGCCTACATAATCCCGGTTACGAAACGCATGGTTCGGAAGCTCTAATGTCACGTTATCCGTCCCCACCGTCACAGCCACCGTAGGCAAGGTGTTAAAGTTTGCTCTACCAAGTGACGGGAACGGAAAAGGAAATCCTGTAAAAAAGTTAGGCCACATAATTACCTCCTTTCTTGCCCGGATCAACCCCAGTAGTTATTGCAACCACATCCATAACCACCGCGTCCATAAGCCGCGTCACCGGCATAAGCACCGAAAGCGGCCGCACGATAGGTATCAAGATTTACACCTACAATATTGGGATATTGCACTGGTACAGTCTGAGGCATGCGGCATTTTATTCCATCAACATCAGATTGAAGGGACTGTAATCCCGCTACCAAAGGTGCAATCTGCTGAGAGACATTATTCAAGATAGTGGCATTCTGATTACGCTGTGATATTTCAGCAGTCAATGTAGCCTTTTCTGCCGTTAGAGCAGTAATCTTGTCCTGTAATGCCTGATTCTGCATAGCGTCCAACTTGGCAAGGACTGCGTTGGTGTTGGCCAAATTACTGTCACGGAGCGACAAGGTGTTCTGGTTTGCAGTATTTACCAATGTATTGGTCTGATTACACATTGCAAGCTGGTTCTCATATCCCATTGTGGTAATGGAGTTCTGCGTTTTGCAGCAGCAATCGGCTAATTGAGTTGCAAGAGCCGAATTTCCAGACTGAATGCTGTTAATAATCTGCTGCCCGGTCATACCGATCTGACTACCGATGTTGCACAATTGAGTAGATACGGCATTGATAGCGGATTCAATTTGTCCGACGGAACAGTTAATTGAGCTTGCAAGTTGATTTAAGTCAACACCATTTCTTTGAATGGCAGACATAATCATTTCACGTTCCGTTGAATTGTTGTTATTGCCGCCTCCAAAACCGAAGTTGCCGTTGCCAAAGATGGCTGCAATCACAATCAACGCAATAATGTCCTGAAAACCGCCGTTGTTCCCGAAGAAACCACCGTTACCGCCTCCACCGTTCATTAATCCCATGAGGTAACCTGTATCAATACCTCTGTTCTGCAAAGACGGAAGGATTGATGCAAGCAAGCCGTTACTCGCTCCACCTGCCCCGTCTTGATTAAATACATAAGTTTTTTCCATTGTATTTTAAATCTTAGTTACGGTCAATATCAACCGCATCGCAAAACTATACAACACACAAGGGATAGGTAAATTTAAGTTTCCGATTAAAAGGAAGTTATTGCAGAAAGAAAAGAAGCTCGTTTTCTCACAACATTGGAATAAAAAGAATTATTTGGTTAAATTATTTGCACAGAATATGCAAACAAAAGATATTTGCAACCGTAATACTTTTTAAATACAAACGTTTAGTATGTGTCTCGGAATATCTGTTAATAAGGAAAAGATTGGTAACTTGATGGTATATATCCTAAAACATCAAGGTATCGTTTTCCACACTCAATTGATAAAGCTCCTCTATCTGATAGACGAAACTGCTATAAAAGACGATGGTATTCCTGTTACATGGTTAGATTATAAAGCATGGCAGTTTGGTCCTGTTGCCCCTGAAACGTATTATATAAAATACAACAAAAGTGTTTTTGACAGTTTTATTGCCCTTTGCCATAACGATATCGGAGAGAACACGCTGTTATTATTCCCCAAAGTGGATTTTGACGATAGTGAATTTAGCGACTATGATATGGACATTATCGATAGCGTCTTGAAAGATTACGGGACAAAATCCCCATCACAGTTGGTTAACGTTACCCATGAGCCCGGCTCATTATGGGATCAGACACGTATTCAATACGGTATTGATTTTTCCAAAGTGACAAAAACAGATCATAGTTTGGATTTTACAAAGCTCATCAAAGACAACAGTTTGAAGTTGCAAAGGTTTCATGAAGCAAAAGAGAACATGCTGTTTAGTAAAGAATTACAGAAACACTATTTGTAATGTTTACACCGGGAAGCATATTGCATGGTACTTTCACCTTGAAAGCCATAACGAAAGAAAAATTTTCAATTGTATTATATAACGACGGATTCAATTGTATTTTAACGACTTTCACAACATCAGAAGATAGATCAGGCGTTTCAAATCCTGTTCATGGGAAAAATCCGGAACAAGGAGCCCCTCTATCATATGTGTTCAAGAAAGGGATCGTAATTGGAGAACTTTGCGTCAAAGGGTGTAAAAAACCTTTCTTTTTCAAGAAAGATACAGTTATTGTTCCGGATTATGGAGACCAATACACGACAAAAGAAGCATTCCTCGCCGAAGTCAAGGGACTTACAAAATGCTGTGATCTGTATCCGCAAGAATATTTGAATCTTATTTATACCCTTTACAAAAGCAGGAAAACAAAAAGGAAATATAAAATTATTTTTGAAAATATACTGAACGAATTGTGTAAATGAGCTCTTTTCATTGGTACCTCGTATGGTTCAAGATAAACGAAATTGTCCTAATGCTCAACTTCGTCCTCTCCTTAATCTTTTCATAAATATATGATTTTGAAACGGCACTTGCCAACTCTCCGAGGTTGTCAATAATTTCATCGTATATACGATGGACCTCGTTATCTCTCATCATTGTGCTCTCCCGACGATTTTTGATGCAAAGTTTACACATACTATTTAATTTTTTATGTTTATCTTTGCCTTCGCTACATAAAACTTATCACACATAATGCAACAAAAGCATAGACATTCATGTTGAAGATATTAAGTCCCCAACGTGCGAGTGTCTATGCTTGTGTATCAGTTTTATGTAGCAGTTAAACGTGATACGTTGGGGGCTTTTATTTTACTTCCCAGCCCCATAGGAAGAGACTATGAACAAAAGTCTACTGTTTCAGTTTGTAAACCATCCGGCCAACAACGATCAGTATTATGACAATGACAGCCGCCATCGCCCAGCCGCCTACTTCTATCTTCATCCGTTGCCAGACTGTCAGCCTCTTTTCGATTTCAACCGGGTATGGTACTCGGATAGTATCTGTTCGGTTTATATATAGCGTGTCTACCCTGTCCTTGTACTTATAGATGTACCTGTACCGATATTCGGCAACGGTATCGCCTCTTTGGATTACAGAGACCGAATCATGTATAAGCACGCTATCGATCCGGGCCGAGTTAAAGAACACGCTATCAATTCTGACCGTTTCAACTGGGACATAACGGACTTGCGTACGGCAAGATGTAAGCATACAGATCAGTGCTATTATCAATAACCCGATCAAACCGCCTGTAAGTTCGTTTTTCGTTTCTTCGTCCATCATAACAAGTTCCATCCGTCAATCACATCCGACATATCTGCTTCCCTACCATTCTCGACCTTGCTCATCCCGGCCACAATACGGATCATCTGCTCACGGTCATTTACATTGATCGGATCGTCGGCCGGGATTCCGGCATAATCTGATACGGCCTTTACATAAGCTTCTGTATGGTTTTCTTTCGGTGGCGCCCACCTGGTAATCATCTTACAGATAGTGTCGAGCTTGTAATTTTTGAAGTAGTTAGATAATATTTTAAACATCGCCCGGTAGCCGTAGGCCATTGTTGTAAACTGTTTAAAAGATTTATCCTCACTGGGTCTTACTTCTCCTTGGAACAAGTCGTTATTAATCCGAATATTACCAGGATTGTTATTTCTAAGTCCTCTTGCTGTCATACTATATTACTCCATTCTAAATTAAACTTGCCTAAAACTCACTGGGCGGTTCTCGATCCGGACATCCATGTTTATTACATTTCCGAAAATCAAGAGCGCTGTTCCTAATTATCAATTCCGTATTCTTCTCAGTTAGTTCACGGATACGCTGACGCAATTCTTCTATTTTTGCATACAAAGTATCTATTTTAGTATCCAGCTCGCCCACTCTTTTCTCCTTTTTCTCGTATAATTCTTTCCATTCATCAGCATACTGAGTTATGTTATCGGCTTCTGCTTTTTTAGCTTCTGCGGCAGCCTTACGTTTTCGATATTCATAAAACATGAATGCTCCAATTAATGGCAGGCCCGCTGCACTGATGAATGATCCTATCAACTGGACTATTTCTTGCATTTCCATCATTTAAAGTAAAAATAATAAGCCTAAATAAGTGGATAATAAGGCTGCTATCTCAATCCAGAACATCGGCTTGCTCTGGTAGAACTTATACCAAAATGTGCCTTCTTTTTCTTTGGCAATACTTAATGCGGTATAGCCTACATAGGCAAGCCATACAAACAACATAGGCCAGAAGTTTAATGCCACCCAAAGTTGCGATCCGGCAATACAGGTGATTGCTCCGGCAGAATGTATCTTGCTCTCATAATCATCTTTGAAATTGGGAGCTGAACCAACAAAGAACATGCCGGTACAGGACAGAAATGCAATCCATTCCGTATTTGTTTTACTTACCTCCAATATTGCAGGCATCAATAAGCCGGCAGTCAGCCACATCGTTGCCATAAACCACAATTTATGTTCCAGATAGTAGTAGGTAGCACTGATCGAATAAGGCACACCTTTAGTCTTTACACACACAGCAGCCGTGTAGGCCGCAATAACAAGCATCGAAATAATTGTCAAAATAGTTGTCATACCAATCTTACATTTAAGTTAATCAATTGTTTTAAGTTTGCATATACCGGATCGATCGTCCCGTAGAAACAGTAATATTTCTTTCTTACGCCGTCTTCCATCTCGGTGTAATACTTTCCCTGTTCAAGCGTCATACCTGGCGCATAGAGCTTGGGATCGTATTCTGAGCCTTTGTGATCCTCGTCCATCCGTTCGTAAAGGGATGCGGTGTCGACCGAAGGTGGATAAATCTCCAGCACCGGGTTGACCGGTTGGCGCACTTTCCACAACCAGTCGTCGTGAAGCACACGGTTTCCCATCTCGAGCTTCTGCCCAATGAAGTCTTTCCACTCGGCGTGCCCGTACTTCCTTCGAAGAGCCATCGTGTCATCGAGGGACATTGCGGAGATCAACATGCGGCTGACTTTCATCACCTGCATGGATGGATCATGGGCATCGGCATAATCGACGGCTTCTTGTAGACCGGCTGTCCTCCTATGGATTACATCGGGATAGCCCGTCACCTCAATTGCTTCTACATCTTCCACTGTCTCGGCTGTTTCAATATCGGAGAGCAACTTTTCTGATAGACCTATACAGATATCATTGTAATCTGCCATCTCATTAAGAGCTTCCAATAGCAGGGCGGATTTATACAATTTCCCGTTTACTTCGACCGTATCCTTTCGGTTACACTGATCTTTCAGAGACAGACGGTCATAGGTATAGGCATCGTTGCCGTCGATGTAATAGTGCCGGTAGTCGGTGTTGTAGACTTCCTGACGTTTCAAGTCTTTTGCGGTCTGAAGCAACCTTTCTTGATCAAATTGCATATTCCAACATTCGACTGGGCCGGCGTCCGGGTTTGCCTTATGGAAGGCGGCTTGCTCGTTGTTAAGCAGCAGGTATGCGCCCTGCTCGTAATCTTCGGATGTCGTGCCTGTCGGATAGTTATTTGGGAGAGCTTCGCTTATTTCCCAAAAGCCTTGTTCTTTGTGTATATATATCATAATTCTTTAATTAATATGGTTTAGTTGGCGGAGTGAAATTTGATGTCCAACGAACGATGTTGGAAATTCGGAACTCATCGATATATCCTCTTCTTAAATCCTCTCCATTCAACTCGCCTCTTATGCCTATGTAAAAGTTTGAAAGAGATTTAAAATTATTACCACAATTAAGAACTTTTTGTCCATTTACGTAAGCGTTGATATTGAGGTTAGTATTAGTTATTGCTAAATGAAACCAATCATCTCTATCTATAACATTTTCTGCGACACCTAAAATTGATATATTTTCTTCTAATATTTCTAAGTCATCGCCGTTAGCTCTAACTTGTAAGCCTCCTCCCTCCCTTCCGGTTGCAAAAAATGTTTGAATTGAGTTAACTGATGACACTTTCACCCAAGCATCTATTGTGAATACTTTATTTCTTGCTATTTCGATAGGCGTATGAATAAAGTTATTAGAACTAAAATAAAAGCATTTACCAAATTTTCCTGTATTGTCAATAGTTACACCATTATTAATTATATCTCTATTGTACAGGCTACTATCTTTAAAATTTTCACCATGTAAAAGTAATAATGTATTTGCATCTTGTTTATTTTGTCCCTTGTTTATCATCACTCTTTTCTTCATAACCCACCTCCTATCAATTAACAACTACAACATAATAGCCATTTAAATACTGTACAGATATAGGAGTGAAATTGCCAGCCTTGCATGTCACGGATGCTTCATTACTTTTCCAGGTAGAAGTGCTTGGAAAATTGACTGTAAAATCCGAACCGCCGGAATTGTACACGTTGATCATAAATTCAGCACCTTCTTTTGGTGTGGAAGCAAAGGATATAGCCGTCGCCGAAGACATAGTAGCAAGTATATTGTAATTCTCTACAGGCAAACTTACAAGGCTTGATACTTTTGCTATGCTCGTCGGGACAATAGCATTATCCACCCTCTTCTTATCCTCCGCCGACATATACCCTGCTGTGGTGGGGGTGGCGGTGGGGGGAGTGAGGTATTCACCGTTGTCGGAGAGGTATTTTGTACCAGAGCCATTTTTTGTAAAACTTACGAAAGCACTGGCAGTATTATATGTTTTATCATTCTCATTGATATTACAAACCATTGCGTTTATATTAAACTCATTACCAGTTTCCATATCAATTCCTGAAATATCAACACCCAACATATAAACCATTTCATTTTTGTTGATAGTCATAGGAACATACATACCACCAATATTCGCTAAAGATACCCTATTCTCCCACGCATCAACTACCTTTTGATAATTTTCATCTGATAATGTACCGCTTTCATTTGGGAATAAAGTCATCAAGTCAAGATACTGGTTGCTCGCCACTATCTCCGACCACGCACCATTGTTACGTCCGTAGGTCTTACCGTCCTCCGGAGCATCTTCCGTAATAGCCGCATCTTCTCCTGCTGGGCCTTGCGGACCTTCTGGACCTTGATCTCCTTTATCGCCTTTCGGGCCCTGTTCTCCCGTAGGACCTTGAGGGCCAGGATCGCCTTGAATACCCTGTAAACCTTGAGGACCTATATCACCTCTTTCACCTTGAGGACCTTGGGGACCGGTATCACCTTTGTCACCTTTCGGGCCTTGAGCACCTTGAAGCGGACCATTGTTTTTCCAAACAGAATTGATTGTATCATAAATATAAATGTCGTACGGAGCACCTGCACCAACGCCATAAGCATCACCAGCTTGTGGAGAAACTATTGCAGACTCTAATTCTTCCTGCGTGCTAAAATATCCAAGTACCTTAAAACCGCTTCCCGTATCTCCTTTATCGCCTTTTATTCCCTGCTCGCCTTTAGGTCCAACAGGGCCTTGCGGACCGGTTTCGCCAATAGGTCCTTGCGGGCCGGCTTCTCCTTGAATCCCTTGTTCTCCTCTAAGACCTTGCGGACCAATATCGCCCTTTTCACCCTTCAATTCCGCCTTATCCTCTTCCGTCAAATCAGAAAAATGCAATTTCAGCTCGTCTTTCTGTTCCGGCGTTAGATCGGAAAATTTCAACTTCAAATCATCGTAAGGGACAAGTACACGATAAGCTGTATCTTCTTCACTGGTGTATTTCCATTCAATACCTGTGCTACCGGTACGGAAAACAGGAGTATCACCGGCAGTACCTTTCAGATCGGACAAAGCTACAAGATTCTGCCAATTACCGTCTGTATAACGCCATTGGATATAGGTTTTATTTTGATTTACCTGCAAAGATACTTCACGCCCGTCTACACCCTTCAAGACAGACAGAGCCACCCGTACAAGCTTGTATGTACTACCCAATACTTGAAAGGCGGGAAGAGAGGACACACCGGTAAGTGAACTTACCTCTTCGTACTGCCCCGGATCTTTCGCCGTAGACGCAATCAAATCCTCCACCGCTGCCGCGATCTTCTGCAAGTCCTCCGGCGTGATCGTTGTCCCGTCTGATAATATGATATCTCCTGCTGCCATAGGTGTTACTCTGTTATTGATTCGTTAAATACTTGCGCGGAATCGTTTATCGCCTGTGAAATGATAGCAATCTGATCCAAAGGTTCGGTAATACCTGCTTTATCCAAAGAGATATACATACGACCATCCTTTTCGATCTTTACAGTTCCAATCCTTAAGTCATTTTTAAGAATATCAGCTCTAACCGACTCTGCCGGTTTTCCGGTTTCCTGAACTATGGTGTAATTCAATTTTACCCCTGAAACCTCTGCATAACCGGATCGGTTTCTTGTGTCGTTGGTCAGTTCCATATTATTCGCCTTTTAAAAGTTCAACAACTTGTCCATAAGCTCCAACCGTCAGAGCTTTTTCGCAGACTCTTTTTATCAAGACCGAATCCTTGTCTTCAATCTCAATTGCTTCATTTGACGGGCTTATACGCACCATTAACTTGTATGCTTCATACTTTTCATCGGCAGAAAGGTTCTCACCAGAGGAAAAAAGTTGCGCACAAATAAGGTCTTTCAAAGACTGTATTTCGCCAGTCTTAGGATTTTCAACTTCTTTACCTTGATAGTTCTTAAAAGATACGTTAAAATTTACTTTCATGATTTTGTTATTTAAATTGATTGTTATTCTGCATAAACTATTCCTGTAGAAGCATCCCATTTTAATGTTTTGGGATCACCTGGGGATATTTGATTGGCACGAGGTAGATTACTAAATAGAATGGAAACTCGCTTATACCAATCATTATCACCAGGAAAATGAGCAAATCCTATGTCAATTTCTCTTCTTGCAACAGAATCGTTCCAGTTGAAAGCCGCATACAGTGCCGAATATACTGTAGCATTAGAATCCATAGCGATACCTGTAAATCGAGTTCCTCCTGTATTGTTGACCATATTAATAAAAGGATATCCGGCTACCATTGAGGTTTTAGCATTTGTTCCGACTTTAACATATTTATTCCATGATTCTTCAAAAGAGATATTACCTGTCGGATTTATAGAAAATGTTCCTCCATTATCCATGTTTGAACTTAATCTGTTACTTTCAATAGTAAATCCTCCTATTGTCCCCCTTACAGCTGCAAGACTTGTTACATATAAGTTATTCACATCAATCATAGACGTCTTTATGTAGCCATTTACTATTACTGTTGCAGACGTTAATGCATCAATGATTGACGCTTCTTTACTCCATTCCGGAAGGCTATTAAGCGCATCTTCTACACTGCCGGCTTTAGATATAGCACTTGCTGCGTCGGATATGGCTGTGGCTGCATCTTTGATTGCTTTCGTTGCATTACTATAAGCTGTATTTGCTGTATTGTTAGCACTTACAGCCTTGTTCCATGCGTCACTTGCGTCAGATAAGGCTTCATTTGCTTTCGATAATGCAGAGCTTGCATCCGATTGAATACCATTGATTGTTGACTGCAAAGAATAGTCAAACATGGAGAATGTCACAGCTCCTACCAAATTAACCCTATTTGCCTGAATCAAGATACCATCTGTCCCAACATTGATCGCATTGACGATAGCCTTTCCGCCTTCCATTTCCTTCTTTGCAAACAAAGCAACACCATCCGCCTGTGTGATCCACCCGGCACTTTCTATCGTATTGTTGATATTATCCACCTTTGTAGATATACCGGACATCTGCTCTGCGGTAATCTGCAACTGACTGTCGTAATGGACATAGATTTCTTCAGTCTCACTATCAACATAATCTTTAGTTGCCAACAACTTGATGTATTCGTCTGTCTGGTCGATCTGTGTCTGTAATTTGACTATAGCATCCGCAATCTCATCAGAAAACAGCCCTACACCATAGATGAGTATCTCACCGGTAAACCTCAGTTCAAAATCACCCTTTCCGTCCCATTTCCCGACTTTAGACAGCTTTTGATAGCTGTCGCTTTCCGGTAGCTGTTCTTCATGATACAACTCGGTTCCCGGAATACCGAAACCGCAAGAACCGGGACGGAGCACCTTATAGAACAAAGAGAAAGAATACGTCTTTTCTTCTTCTTCCGTGTGATCCGGGATATTCATTATAGCATTCTGTTGAAGGATATACGTGTTCCTTATTCGCAGTACGTTTTGACCGTTATCGTTATAGATATCGGCAACCTGATCCTTTTCTACATAGAAACTACCATCCAACCAAAGATATTCTCCTCCTACGTTGATAAAGTGAACATTGTTTGCGGCTGTCCAATAGTTTGTATTTTGGCTGAAGGAAGAGTTTACAAGGATGTTACCTCCCTCGGCGGATATATCGTTACGGATGCTATCAATAAGGCTTTCAAACTTGCCGTTCATGGCAATAAAGGTCTGCTCAATGGTATCTCCGTTTTGAAGAATGAATGTCGAGTTTTCAACGTATATTCCGTTCAAATAAGCCCCATAGCCAGACAACTGATCGCCTCGCTGTGTCCGAATTCCGGTAAGATGTCCAATACGGGCTTTCAACTTACCTTCGGTGCTGGCATCGGTAATACCATCATATACATCGATAAAAGGCGCACCGCTATCGGCCGTTGTCAGATAGATCAACCCTTGCCGGTCCGTGTCTTCATTGTTACCCCAACGAAGGGCGAAGTCTCCGGCCTCCGGTTGCCCTGTCCCTTCTATCAAAGGAATAGCTATATCGAAATAGTCGCTATCCACTCCGATACAACGTCCGAAAAGATATTTGATGCTGGTCGTACCCGTCCGTGTCTGGATTCTGACACCATCACCCTTGCGAAGGTTCATCAGCATAAGACCGTCCATGTCGTCCATGTAGCAACGGTACCGGTCGGCCATAACTTCCACACGGGCTATCTTGTTGATGTCCGAAACAATCTGACTGCCTCCTAAACCGTAAATCTGGGAATAGACTATCTCGTAAGCCGTGAATGTTTTACGAATAAAGAGGTTATCCATCTCCCCGGTGGCCGTCAGTGTATCTATCTGCCATCCCCAACCGGTAAAGCCGGATGCAAAAGTCGGCGATCCGGTATTGCCACCCACATAGAAATCACTCCTTACACGAAGCGAATCCAATAGGGCTGCACCCGTACTCTGGATCTCCCAGCCTTTACCTTCCCAGCCGTCGATGAAAATGGACGAGCCGATCTTTTTATCGAAAAGAATATTACCATGGGCGGTATCGTCGATGTCCTTGCGGAGATATCGCTCATCAAGATAGGTCGCCAGCCTTGCACTTTCTACAGATGTTACATGTCCAAAATCATCAACACCAATATTTTGTATAAATAAATCATCAAAATTAGATGTTGATATAGCTGAAGATGTATCTTCATGTGAAACCGTGAAAATAACTGTTTCGCCAACCAAATCTTTTTTTACATCAATGCCTTTACCTTCTTTTACGTCTACATCTACATTTACAATTCCTCCACCTCCTGAAGCTGTCCCACCTCCTATTCGCTTAGGCAAATTATCACTGCCCAAGCAAAACAAAGCAGGATCATCTTTATTATCATTGAGATATAATTCTCCTCTTACAAGACCATTCAAATCCCAATCCTCAGAACCATCATTAGTGGCAATAGGAGGAGCAGCAGCAACGGTTTTCCCTTCACTATCTACTGTGGTATCTGATCCGTACCATATTCGCTTTGTTAACTTCTTTATACTCATAATGAATCAAGATGTGATTGGTTAACAAAACTTCCTTCGTTTCCGTTAAAGACTAAAACTTGACCGTCTTTAGCATTAGAAACGTTTAAACTGACTTCTCCAACAATACCAGTTCCATCTGGATATTCGGTAAAACCGTTGTAAGAAACATTCTCGGAGCATTCCACCGTTAAAGTATAATTGAACTGGGGATATCTCTCGGCAATAACCTGTTGTTCCGGTATGCTCGATTCACTTCTGGTATAAGTAACACCGTCAATCTTTACCGAAGACAAACAGAAGATATTATTTAAAAGCCGGGCTACCTCAAAAGGAACACCTTCATTATCGCCAATAGTAAGTGTCCTTTTTTCATAAGGGACGGAATATAGATTGATAGGTTCTTGCTTTTGAGTTCTAAATTGTTCACTTTCAACAGCCAATTGCCTACCGTCGGATTTAAAACCTCCTTCTACACGAGTTTTAAATACGCGCTTTTTCCCTGAGACATCAAATACGGCCCCAAATGCTTGTAGATTATTTTCATTTGTGTATTCTATCTGCATTGTGAATGGGGAAGATAATGCGCCATGCACACAGAAAGGCAAACTAACAGATATTTTTTCTGACTCATCTGTTATCTTGGCCTGATATGTCCCGTTGTTAGAAGGGTTTATCGTAAATTCATACAGCGTATTATAATCGTTAATCACATATTTTTGAGGAGATATAGGATATAGAGTTCCATTGTACAAATCAATAAGAGACATAGAAAATGTCTTGTTTGGATCATCTACGATTTGTACGGTAATAGGCATATCCTCCCTTGCAAACTTCTGAACATAATCAATCGAATGTTCAAAGCCAATGCTTTCAACGTCAAATATCAAAGGAGATACACTGCTTATTTTTATCATACGCTTATACAAACAAAAAGAGCCGTATACGCAGCGTCAACTACGTATACGGCTCTTAGGCTCTATGCTTGCAAATGTAGTAATTATTCAGAATAAAGACAACATTAATCGATATTTTTACATATCAAAGTATATTCCGTTGTTTGTCTTTTACCAAGATGTTCTGTTATATCGGAAACATAACCGGTATACTTTTTGCCGTTATAATCAAAAGATATAAGACCGTCATATAAAACAGGAAATGGCGACAATCCTATTGTTTCCACCTTCAACGTCTCAACTCTAAAATAATGATTGTCTAATACAATGGGAGACTTTTCACTTTCCCGCCATAAAACTGCATCTGCATTCCCTTCGGAAGCGGTAAACTCAAGCCTGCTTGTACAAGATGATAATATATCCTTATTTGCAAGCAACATCCTTCTTGGAGAATATGCTACATTAAATATCGAAGAAGGAAATAACACTCCGGAAGGCCGGTCTCCTTGCCTATTCAATTTTAACTTTATCGAGGATGTGGAAGGATCTAAAACAGAAATTGCATCAACAATGAATAAATCATTATCTGAACTATCATCCTTTGTTTCTTCATCTCTTTTTTGCGCCAAAAACTCTATTCCATAACAATCAGCACGATAAGGACTAATAAGTTTGTATATGTTATCGTTGATTGAAATTCCGGTCGAAAAACTGTTCTTTACATGAAATTCATCACGACCATTTATCTCATCATAATCTTTTTTCTCATAACCAACATCTACACCGGAATATATCAAGGAGTTATCAATTGAAATATCAATACTATTGACATGTTCAAGTTCCTTCACTGTATCCGGATTATATAATTCAGTCAAATGGCAAAATATAACCCTCTTCCCTTCTATCTTGTAGTAATATCCAAGACAGGCTTTTGCCCATTCTGAAAATTTACTGAAAGAGGTATGAACTTTTGCATTCTTGATATCTCTGATGCTTTCCGCTGCTATCATATATGGTATCGTAATATCACCTTCCTTTACTTCTCCGGTCATATCGGTAAGGCCCATATTGGACAGTATGGAGGTGAGTAATTTATTAGGGGTGAAGGCATCGAAATTAACTGGTTCGTTTCTCCCTTTGTAAGATACGCTAATTTCTTTAACATTCGAAACCGTCATTACAACATCTCCTTTCCAAAGATCATAGCCGTCGCCCTGACCTATCCACATTATAATTCTATCCCCTTCCTTCAAGTCAACATCATATGTCTTGTCTATGCTGATTTTGTTCTTAAAAGGTATGGATATAGAATCTATTATTACTGGTGTCGGTTTGTCTCCGTCTTTTACCCTTGCATATTTAGCTATTTCCAATCTCAATTTACTTACATTCCCATTTGTTATTGTCGCATATACATCAAAACTCATTCTATATTGTATGCTTATGCGGGTTAACGCCTTAATCATATATCCAGAATAAAAATTAGCATTATCTGGAGCTGTTATATTAACGTCTCTAACATCAATTTTGTTTTTAACAGGGAAATTAGTCGTAGTATATCCAACCGGGAAATTATATTCTCCTAAAATAAAATTGGAAGGCAAATTTATTTTGTAAATACCCTCTTCTGTCTGTTCCTCAGTAGGTATCACAACAAAATCCGCTTTGTTGTTCAACTCCATCCTGTCATAATACAATTCATCCGATTTGAGACTTGAAACAGGGATATCATACACCTGTGACTTGTTAGCATTGATTATAGCCTCCGCACTGTTATCTATAGCCTTTATGGATATAGTATTGCCGTTATTTTGGTATGAAGAAAAATCAAGATTACACCGGATCTTCTCGTTGTATGTCCAAGAATTGTTTAATACTCCAATGACTATCACGGCGGAAGCATTCAAATAATTTGTCAAGAACTCGTCTTCCAAGAGCATATAAGAATCACCGGCAAACTCAAATGAATCGCCAAACGTCCTATATACACCCCCAAAGTCTTTTCTTTTTATCGATATTTCAACATCTTCCCAATTCACTAAATCATTGGTAGCTTCGTATTTCTTTCCGCCTATTAATAACTGTACACGTATCATATCAATTCAATTTTGAGTTTTTATACGAGTTGTATTCAGCCCTACGCTGCCCTTTAGATATGATTCTGCCTAAAGAACGAATCTCATTCTTTAAGTCATTATTTGTCTTATTATTTGCCTGAATAATACCTTCCGCATCAAAATGGTTCACTATCTGCACCCGTTCCCCGGCTTTGTTATGAGTCAACCAATAACTGTTATCCATAAAACGGGAATAAAACTCGGGATCGTTAATATCTGGCAAAACTTCTGCCCCTTTAGGTATAGGCATCAATGTCGGCGTGTCAGGAGTAATGTACGCTTTACCTCCAGATATAACAGCTTCATGTTTACCGGCATCACCGACAATAGCCAAACCTCCGGGATGATAATCAGTACCCTTTGCATACTTGGGGATAGGCTGGGCTATAATGGTGGCAAGTTGGGCAGCTCCCATCGCCCCCACAAGCGCAGCTAATACAAGATTTGGTAGTGCTTTTGTTACAGCCAATGCGGTAGCAGCAATAGTTTGAGCAATATCTATTGTTTTCTGGAATCGTGCCTGTCTTGTTTGCAAATCAGCCTTTTTCTTTTCAAGCTCAGCGTTTCTTGCAGACGATTGTTCCTCTGCTACGCGTTTACGGGCTTCTGCTTCCTCTTTTGTGATAACATCCTTTTCTGCCAAAGATTCAATCTCATCAATTCGTTTATCGTAAGCCTCTTGATTGGCTTCTATTTCGGCTTCTATATCCTGTATTCTACGGTCAAATACGGAAGAACCTATTTCTCCTATGGCATTTGCAACCTCTTGAATTAGTTTCTTTTTTGCTTCTTCTACCTTTTGTCTTTCTTTAAGTTCTTTTTCTGCATCTGCATTTATTTTATCAGTGGTTTCTTTTGATAGCTGGACCCTTAATTGGGCTATTTTTTTCTCCATCTCTAAGCGTTCGTCTCCAGAAAACAGATACAAACTATTCTCAAGCAGATCAATTTCCTGTTGCAGAGCTTGAACTGCATATTGATATTGCAAATCTGCCTTCTTCTTCTCGTAGGCATCTTTCTTGATTATTCCTTTAGAATATTGCTGTTCAAGCATAGATAATTCCTTGTTCAAGAAAATCTGTTGATCTGACAATTCTAACTCGTTTTGAGATTGCTGATGGGAGAGTTGTACTTTACCAAATTCCAAATAAGCATCTTCCACAAGTTTTAAATACTTATCCTCTATTGCTAATTTATCTGCTCCAGTCTTCTCGGCCTCTTTTAATTCCGCTGCTTTTTGAAGTTCAAGAATGTCAAGCCGTGCATCAAGCTCTTGCAAACTCCCCTTTTTGGCATAGGAAATTCGATTTTGTGCATCAATCATTGCACGTTTGGCCTCGTATTCCTCCCTAAAATCGGACAATTCTTTGTCTCTCTCGGCCTCTATTGCCGCAATCTGCTCATTGACACGGACTCCTTTTGTCTTTACATCATCTATTCTTTTTTGATATTGGGCATTACGAGTCTCTATTTCTTTTTCAAAACCTTCATCCATCAGCTTTATGCGAGCTTCTTGAATTGTTCGCTCAGCTTCCATTTCGAGTTTTTGTCTTTGTTTGGACTCACGTTCTGCTTGCTCCTTTTGCTTCTTTAATTTCTCCGCATTCGTCGCCTCTTCTATCCCAGCATTTTGAAGGGTAGTGCGTGCTGCTTCGTTTTGTTTTAGAGCATAGTCCAAATAGGCATCTCCTGCCGCTTTATAAGCTTCTGCTTCTTCGTTCAAACTATTAGATTCGGTCTCTATAGATTTAGCATGCTGTTCTACAAGCTGATCTCGACTTTTCATTTCCCCATATCTGGTATCTTGCAAATTTTGATATAAAGCAATCTCACTATTTTTTCTTGCTTCATCTGCTTCTTTTTGTTTATTCTCAGCCTCGACTCTTTTTATGATCATTTGCGAATACTGCTCAGTCGCAAGTTTTTCTCCGGCTGTTGCCAGTGCCCTTTCTTTTAAGGATTGAATGAAAGCCTCCGTATTTTCTACAAGTAGATTTTCTGCCTCATTTACATTAGTGATAGAAACATCTAATTTTTTAAATTCAGACTCATTATCTATGATAAACTGCTTCTTCTTTTCAAGATTATCACCCAGGCTATTCCATTCCTCTTGTAGCTTTTTTATGGACACAACATTTTGCCCATAGGCGGATGCTGAATTTCTGAGTTCTTCAAAAAAATTGCCACTTGTCGACGTAAGATCTTCCAAAGCTTCAGATGCTGCTTTTGAAACATCCTTACTTTTAAATAAATCAGCAGCAAAATCAAAGATTTTATCTCCATACACCGTTAGAAGCGTAACACCTACAGATAACAATGTTTGCCATGACACCAGACTTCCTACCACTTGCTTCCATACCGGCACGGCTTTTTGACCGCTTTTCGTTAGCTCTACATTCTCACGCCTTATTCTGGCTATCTCATCAGCCAAAACAGGCAAGTTATTGCTGATTGCAAGCAACCCTGTCTGCATAGATACCGCAAAGGCAGGCATTTCACGACTTAACTGGTTGATTGCATTTCCTAATCCATCCCAATGAGAAGCATAGTTGCCTACATTTCGGCCATATATTCCCATTTTAGCATCTTGTTCTTTCAAGAGTTTATCCAGTTTCTGAATATTCTCAAGCACTTTAGGATTAACGGCGTCTATACCCCCTATTTGAGTTTTGGAATAAGCCTTTAATTGACTTAATATGCGGGCTTGTTCTTTGTATGAAAGATTTGCCGTATCAAGTTTCAAAATCAGATTTTCAACTTGATCGGATGTCAACTGTACATTTTGGGCATGTAATTTATCGGCCTTAGATGCGGCAACAGTCGCTCTCTCTTCCGCCAGTTTTGCACGGCTTAGATCCTCCATTGTCTGTTTTCTCACTTTTTCCGAAGCCGCAAGTTCTTTTGATACCTTTAACTGCTCTTTCTCTAATTTAGCTTTCTCCTTTGCTATGCGTGCAGCTTCTTGATCGGCTTTAATCTGGGCCATTACTTCGTTAACCCCTTCCTGTATCACCTTGTTCTTCTCTTGGCGTAATCGATTAATTTCGGTTTCAGCTTTCTGTATTTCTTTTAGTGAAGCCATATACTGATTATTCTTTTCAATCAACTCGGACATGTTTTTAGGCTCAAAAGACAGCCCCTTAGCCATATTTCTTGCCGCAATCAAATACGAATCGTTCGCCTTACCAATTAAAGTATCAAGTTTCTCAAGCTGGTCAAAAGCAGATTTTGATACGATCGTCGATATTTTTGTTTCATTTGCCATATTTCTTAACCTCCTCTATTTCGTTCAACATTAACCTAACAAGATTTGCGTATTCTGCTGCTGTATATGTTTTGTCGTCTATTCGCATTTTAAAATGAGATGATAAGATCATTCTCTCTTTGGTAAAATCAACCCTTCTATTTGTTTGACTGGTTTTATCAAGCTGTTCTTGAGCCATTTTTAATCTTAGCCTAATATAAGCCAATGAGGATTCAATCTTATTTATCAATTTCTCCGCATCCGCTACTGTTTCAATATTCACATTTTTTATGTCAACAATAGCGAGCAAATCGAATATCTTATCTATTTCACCTAGTTTTATAAAATTCAATATAGCTGATATAATGGATATTTTAGTATAATAATTTATG